CACAGCCGCACCTCGCTTGGCAGCCTCCAAATCGAAATTCTTCATGGTCTATTCAGTTTTAAGTAGTTCCGGATTGTCGTGGATAAAGTCTTCGTAACGCTGTTTAACGCATCCCCAATCCAATCGGAAATGCAACGATATTTGATTGAACGATAACCCCTCCACACGCATTTCGTACACTTGTTTTGGCGTTACATCGCCTCTATGTGGCCTTGTTCTGCAACCTTTCCGTCTGCGGTTTGCCTCTATTGTCTGCCTAATGGCATTAGTAGATGGTTTTCGCCCTTTATTGTGCCTCGAAAGGTGTATTCGGGGCTCAACACATGCAATGTTTTCGGCTCTATCATCCATTTTGTTGCCGTTAATATGGTGAAAATGTTTGTTGCATCTCCGTACTCCAATGAGATATAAGCCTATAAGGCGATGGATGTGAATTTTATCTCTACCGATTGCAACAGCGGCATAATTACCATGCAGAAATACTTTTTTACTCTGTTGCATATGAGTAGTTGAATACCAAGTAATTGCGTTTTTCAGCAAATCATCATCATAGATAGCTCCACAGCTATTTATGAGTCGTATATCCTTTTGATGTTTTAGTGTCATTTTAGCAAATGTCTGTTATCATGTATGTTGCCGATAATATCACATCCATACCCACTTTCTTCGTTTTCAGTTAAGGCATGAAGCGGGAAGCCGCCGAAAATTCCTTTGTTGCACTCCTCTACGGACGCGTAGAACATTCCAATCCAGAACTTGACCACATACAACCTGCCGTCGCGTGCGCTTTTCAAAATATCCCCCTCGTAAATCTCCTTGCCGTTCTTGTCTTTCAGCCCCGTGTACTGGCCGACGGTGACGGGATCAACCTCTCGGACAGCTTCGCCAGATTCGTAGGGCACGATTTGATGTGCTATACTTAGATCTCTGTTTTCTGCTTTAATATAGCTGCCGACTACCCACTCCCCATTGTCGAGGCGCTTGCCCCGGAATTTAATTTCTCGCATAATTATCTCATTTTACTATTTTCACATTCTATTCCGCCCCACGATAACCGCCTGCGTCAAGCCGTAGCGGTCGTTAAACATTATCTTTTTCATGGCTTACATTGATATTAATTGTACCACTTCGGTTTTGGGAATCTTGTGGTGAAGGTTATTTCATTCACTTCTTCGCATTCGATCATATAAGCCTCCGGCCATAAATCATTTATTTGCTCGGCATTTTCGGCATAGGCGACAATAACGAAAGATTCGACGCTTTCGCCCGTACACCAATACGGATACTTGATTGGCCATTTAACTGGCCGATAATCGTTACCGCAATCTTTGAATTTGATATAGAATCTTGCTCGTATCATTTCTCCCTCTTTTTGAAATGTTCGATAATCTCTGCGACCGTGGCCTTGTGAAAAACACTCGGAAAAAATGTCGTATGGTCCATCGTGTCACGTTTGATCACCCAATCTCCCTGTCTAAGATCGCACCAATACGGAACGTCGCAGACATACCATTGGTTCAAATCGTTCTCGTCGTTCATCGCCGCCAACGCCTTGAACAGCTCGATGTTTTCGCCACAGTCTATGTCAGTTTTGCGGACTTGTTTACACGGATAGCCAACTGCCTTACCGACACCTTTAGGCGTAGTCCAACATCGGATAATTTTAATGCAGTTTCCCCATAGGAAATCGCAAGAACCATAGCCAATACATTTTAACCAAACAAGCAACTCGTCTCTCTTCTCCGCATCCTCGACGCGGACAAAGCACGGGGTGGTAAATTTCATTCCTCGTTCTGCTTTTGAATGAATCTCGCTTTTGCTCCGCATCCGATATTGCCATCAGCCCCAAACGAGCACCCTTTGGGACAATTCGCGGCACAAAACGCCTCAATCGCTTTCTCACGCATCCGCTCCTCGGCTTCCTGCTCGGCAATCTCTGCGATCTCTTTGAAAAGACGACAATATTCCGCAGTTTCATCGGCTTGATAAGGCGCCGAAAAGGCTTGCCGATACCTTTCAATAGCTTCTTTGGCTTTTTGACTTTTCATATTCTATCTGGCTGTCTTATTGAAAATTTCAAACAACGGATTATAGACATCCGCAAATCGTTTTCGCTGCTCCCGATCGGTCAATGTGTTTGCAAACTTATGGGCGACGATACGTTTCTTTGCATCCCATATTATCCGGGCCTTATCGACACCGGGGACGAAAAACGTATTCGGGTACTTGCGCCATTGAATCAATGCTCCGGATTCAACCAATGCGAGCATTTCCGCCGGAAGCGTTTCTTTCACCGTCTCGACATGGAGTATTTTCCCGCGTTCACGCTCGATTGCAGCCTCCGTTTTTTCGATTTCCCCCTGTAAACGTCGGAGTGATTCGTTTTGCCGATCCCATTTATCGAGTGTAGCGTGGCCGTTGCGTTTGTCGTTCAATGGCTGACCGTTAGTTTGTTTAACAGTGTCAAAATGGTTTTGCAGCCTGCGATCGAAAAGTTGCTGTTTCTTTTTCAACGATTCTTCGAGGATTTCAAGGCGTTTTGTCGGTTTCATGGCTCAATCATTTTTATCGTTATCGTCATCGGGATAGCTCACATCCTCATAATTCACGCAGAAGTCGAAGCCCGGATCATCGTCGAATACTCCTTTGGCTCGGCATTCTTCGTACTTTCGGCAGTTATAGCAATGACATTCATTTATTGGTCTGTTGATCTTCATTTTTTCCTTCCTTTTAACCTCATAAATCAGAATACTACAACCATGCTTGGGAACGGTGCATTATTTTTTGCTCCGCCAAACTTTAACCGTCCTCGAATAAATCGAATCTCTTTCGCTTTACGATAAATAAACTCGTGAAAATAACGTGTATCCGTTCGCGCCGGAATAAGGGCGACTACGATTGTTCCTGGCTTGCGCGATTCTTCATAGCACTTTTTTACCCAGTCACAAATACTCCTTCCATAAGGCGGGTTACAAAAAACAATTTCACCGGCCCAATTCTGCAATAACCCATCATCGTGTTTTGTGTAAAACTTCGCGCACTTCGCATTATCCGGACACGCGCAGGGGTCGAGAGTAAAACGAAACTCCGCATTGAGTTTGTCGAAGAAGTCCTGTGGAGTAGCCCACAAATCTGTTGCACTTGAAAACATTACATTTGTATTCATTTTCTCTTTCCTTTTAACTCCGCAACGCGGCGGAGGATATGGTTCTGCTGTATTTGTTTTGGGGATTCTATTGATCCCGCGGCAAGATGGTACGTCGAATATGCGTAGTAGTATTCAGATGCTTCCCGCCGCAGTCGTTTCAGTAGGCGTGTTTTCATTTCAATTCAAATTGCATTTGTTTATTGCGAAAACCTGCTCCCATACAAGCCAAACCGATGTCATTGTTCGAGAATGTCGTTATTGGATTCACCGTGCAAGGGAGCGACTGAAATAGGCACCAATCCCCATCGCAATGTTCACAATTAAGGCAATATTCCTCGGGGGTACCCCACCACTCAATCCTTTCGGGATAACCGCTTTCACAACTCAACTTTTTCCATGCTTCCCAGCGTTCACGGCGTAGTTTATCCGACATGTCGGCTTTATGCTCTCCGAACAATTCGGCCCATCGAATACCTAATGTTACCGGTTTCATCGTTTAATCAACTTTGCATGTAAACCATCAATCTCATACTCCCGGTAGCATTTATCGCAGATAATTGGCCCATCCTCATAAACAGGGTCTCCCAATTCTTCCCAATCGTCAGTATAATTAATGCCCCTCGCCTGAATCCCATTTCCGCAAATGCACGTAAACTCACAGACGACTTTATACTTAATATCTTCCACATGAATGTATACATCCAACCGGCCATCATTGGCGGCCTTTTCCCGTTGTATACGTTCGCGCTCGATCTTCTGCAAAAGCGCGATTTGTTCGGGATTGCCGATTTCAGGTTTTACCTCTACATCCCCGCGCATAAACTTGCCATCCACGAGGCGCAACGGCTGCCCAATGCTTGTTACATGATCTTTCATCTTCATTATTATTTTATTCGCATAGTCCGTATTTCAACATATTCCTGAATATCCCCATCATCGGAGCCTTTA